CCTTTGGGAACACTTTGGTCAGCAGAAGACTTTGAGAGACGTGATTATTTATCAACAGACTCAGAGATTATTTCTAGAGTGTTCAAGCAATATGAAGCTTTTGATGATAGAGAAACACTTGATAGCTTCAATAACGGATTTCATCCTAATGATAGAAATTATGATGATATTTGGAAATTTATTGACAGTGCTAGAGAAGCAGTCAAAGACATAGAATAAATACTTTCAGACTACCGGCAGTCTAAGTAATACCTACCTACTCATATACCGTTGGTAGTCTGTGAGTATCTATTCAAGAGATGAATAACTAGTTGAAAGGTGGCTAAATGCCTAATTCAGAAAATAGTGTCGTAGACACAGAACGTGAACCTCGTTACGAGGAACACGTAAGCAGATGTGCTGTCAAAAGTTGCAAGTGGGAATCACTTGCTCCTAACGACGAAGGTGCATTGGACCTTATTGTATCTAGTGGTTATGGTGATTTCACCGATAACTACGATTGTAAGGACCCTTACTTTCGTTTGTGTCATAGACACGCACATAAATTTGCTCGTTGGTTGAACAACGACGAAATCCTATTAACACATAACGGACACGCTCACAATGGGAGCGAACCCGGTTTTTACTTTGGTCATATCGGATGGGACCAAAGAACTTGGTTGTCTTATGTGACTGGATTCTTTTACTTTTGGTATGCGAAGGGCTTTCGCTCTGCAAAATACTATGTAAAGCGTCACTTTCAATCACACAAGCAATGGACTAGAAAGGACATCAACGATGTCGATAGTCCAGTAGTTCTTTCAAAGTTCTTTTATCAGCTTTTCTTTTTAGATAATGCTTATAAAGGTTTTGTAACTAAGCAAATACGTAAGTATAAAGCTGCTCGTTTTCAACGTGCAGAAAATACTTATAGGTCAGAACTTAGTCTTGAAAGCGAACTTTTTAGAAAGGTTGCTAACAATAAACTAACAGACCGTGAATCAAAAATGATTCAAGCTATTGCTCAGTCTTTGGAAGAAGAATAGTTTACAAAATTTAGATTGATTATTATACTTACCGTATAAATAGTCTAATTTAAGTAGACTGTTCTCTTGTCTCGGTAAAGCCCCACATAAGTGGGGTTTTGCTTTAGTATACTTTTAGTATGAGTCGAGATTATTTAGAGACTATTCACGAAGAAGAGGGTCAAGTCTACACTATTGATTTTCCCGAACTTCACGAAGCTCAGCAAACAGTCAAAGATGACCCAGCACGTTGGAAGATACTTTGTGCAGGTCGTCGTTTTGGTAAATCAAGATTAGGTGTGCAACTTTGTTTAGAGCAAGCACTTGATGGAGGGCGTGTTTGGTGGGTAGCTCCTACTTTCGCAATAGCTAGAGTTGGTTGGCGTGATGTAGTTGCTGCTGCTTCAGAGTTTCCAAAAGAAGCTGGTGTCAATATAAAAATTGGCGATATGGAAGTTACATTTCCTAGTGGTGGTTCTATATCAGTTAAGTCTGCAGATAATCCTCAACGTCTTAGAGGTGAAGGTTTGAATTATCTTGTTATGGATGAGGCTGCTTTCGTTAGAGAAGAAACTTGGACAGAAGTTCTAAGACCTACACTTACAGAAAACAAAGGTCAAGCATTATTTATATCGACTCCTATTGGAATGGATAATTGGTTTTATCATCTATGGGAGAAAGCAGAAACAGCAGAAGACTGGGCTAGATTCCAATATCCTACTGTTGCTAATCCTATTATCGACCCAGCAGAAGTTGAATCAGCTAGAGAAGACTTAGGTGAATTAGTATTTGCTCAAGAGTATCTTGCAGAGTTTATATCTGAAGGTGCACAAATCTTTAGGTCATCTTGGTTTAATTATTATAAACCGGGAGTGGGAACGCTTTGGGCTGACGGTAAAAAATATAAAGAAAGTGAATTACAACGATTTGCTACTGTTGACTTAGCAGTATCAACAAAAGAATCTGCTGACTATACAGTTATATCTTGTTTTGGATATCACGCAGATGATGACAAGTTGTTTATGTTAGATATGTTTAGAGAGAGAGTTGAAGCTCCCGACATAGTTCCACAAATAGAACGAATGGTTGGAATACATAATCTTGAATGGGTAGGAATTGAAAGAGCCGGTTATCAATTAGCAATAGTTCAGTTTGCTAGAAGGCAAGGTATAAAAATTAAAGAATTAAGGGCTGACAAGGACAAGCGTTCACGAGCACTTCCTTTGTCTGCTAAGATGGAAAGAGGATTAGTTTACTTTCCCAAAAATGCAGATTGGGTCAGCGAAGTAGAGCGAGAGCTTTTAACTTTTCCAATTGGAGTTCACGATGATATCGTGGACACATTGGCGTATGCTACTTTAGCTGGTAACAAGAAGAGGAAATGGCAAGCGTATTAAATGGCTGAAGAGAAAAAGAGTTTTTACAGACGAAGTGTAGAGTATCTACAAAAACCACCACAAAGAATCACAGACGGACAGAAGAGAAGTCCTCTTGACAGGTATGATTCTATGCTTACTAGCAATTATGGTTTCAATACACAATCCGGATTTTTTCCACAAAAATTAATTGATGATATGGGCGATGGTCTAGGCAACTCTGCCGTGACTGCTTGTTTAAATGTTCTTGCGACTTCATTTGCTGAACCTAGTTTAAAAGTTTATAAAAAGATTGATGGTGGTAAAGAACTACAACAATCTCATCCAATGGAAATATTAATGAATAGACCAAACGAGTTTCTTAGCGGAAACAGTTTGGCTCATTACATAGTCACTTCCTTATCTGCACACGGTGATGCATTCTTATTAAAAGTTAGAAACAGAACAGGCAACGTAGTTCAGTTAGTTCCTTTAATGCCTAACTATGTAAAAGTTAGAGGTAATGAAAGAGAATTAATTACTCACTATGAATACTACGCTGTCAAACAAAACAATACCCTTTCACAAGATTATATAGAATTACCAAGAGAGAACGTTGTTCACGTTCGACAAGGTATGGACCCGGATGACCATAGAAGAGGCTTTGCTCCTTTACGAACAGTATTAAGAGAGCTAGCTGGTGATGAAGCTGCAGGTCAATTTGCTGTTGCTTTATTACACAATATGGCTGTTCCCGGTGTTATCTTAAGTCCTAAAGATGACACAATGGGTGGTCCTTCGAGGGAGGAAGCTGAAGCTATTGCACAGGCTTTCAAGTCTAAGTTCTCGGGAGCTAATAGAGGTGCACCAATGATTATGACTGGTGCTATGGATGTAGACGTAGTCTCATTCACCCCGGAACAATTGAACCTAACTGCATTGAGAAGATTGCCGGAAGAAAGAGTATCCTCTGTTCTTGGAGTTCCGGCAATTCTCGCAGGATTAGGAGCAGGTCTTGATGCTGCAACTTATAACAACACAAAGGAATTAAGAGAGTTCTTTACAGAACAAAAAATGATTCCTTTATGGAATGCTGTTGCTGCAGAATTAACACATCAGTTATTACATACTGAATTCGAAAACAATGATTACAGTATGATGTGTGCTTATGACCTAGAAGAAGTAAGAGCACTAGCCTCAGATAAGAAAGACTCAGTTCTAACAATGAATTCGGGTGTTCAAGGTGGTTTCGTTACTATTGCTGAAGCTAGAAAAACTTTAGGATTAGATGCAGACGATAGCCACGAAGTTTTCTTAAGACCTTTAAATATGGTGGCTGTTCCTGTAGGTGAGACTGGGGTTATGACTCAAAATGAAGAGAGCCAGCAAAGCTCGCAGGAACAATCATCAGAAGAAGATGAGAAAGCTACTTTAAACACTACAAGATTCCAACCGGAAGTTAGAAGAAGTAAAAGAGTTATCGGTAAAAGACCTAAGAGAAAAAAGAACGTAACTGTAGATTTGACTATGGAGTTTAAATCAGCTGAAGGAGATTATTCACTTATGGATGAAAAAGCAGCAATATCTGCTAAAGTTAAAAAAGTATTACAAAAGAAGGTTAAAGACCACAATGCGGGAAGTTCGAAATATAAAGTCACTTATGGAAAACTGGCAACTGTATTCAGACGAGGTGTTGGTGCATATAGAACAAACCCAGCTTCAGTTCGAGGTAATGTTTCTTCAGCAACCCAGTGGGGAATAGCCCGTGTCAACGCTTGGTTAAAAGGTCTTAAAGGTTCTTTCCCTAGAAAACCATTCGATACAGATTTATTACCAGCAGGACATCCACAAAAGAAGAAACCAAAGAAAGCTAAAGCAGAATCAGTTAAAGTAGGAGATACAGTTTCTTGGTCTATAAATAAAGACCCGGACCCACCTTCAACAGTTCACGGCGTAGTTACTTCTGTCAACAGTGAGAAGAAAGAAGCAACTATGGTAGTTTGGGCAATTATGGAAAACGGTGACCATAAGAAAACTGATAGAAGCGTAACAATGCCTTTTGGTAAATTATCAAAAATAAAAGATTGGCGTAAAGAAGCTAAAGATAAAGAGATGACTAACTTTCCATCACGTGGTGATAATCAAAAAGTTAGTTTAAGCAACTCTAAATTTAAACAATTCCCGGACCACGCTTATGTTAAAAATTTAAAAGAGAATTACCCAAAGATATGGAGAAGAGCAGGCACCGGTGGTAATCCACCTACCTCCTTCACAGGAAATGATGCATATAGAAACTGGACTAAGTATAAAGCTGGGGACAGAAGTGCAGCAGTATTATCTTGGGTAAAAAGAAGAGAACGTTTTATGAGCCGACACTCCGGGAACACTCGACTAAATGGAATCATTGCCGTTATGAAATGGGGCGGTGTAACCAAGTCCGGTGTAAGCACTATGAAAAAAATCGTGAATGAGCAAAAGAAGAAAGAAGACGCTCGCAGTAAGAAAGCTATTGACCTTATAGCAGGAAACACTGACGATTTGACAAGTTAAAATAAAAGAGTATAAAAGGAGTTGTATTTTTTATGGCTAGTGAAAAATTCACAAAGTCAGTAGAG